TGAACTCCTAGGTGCTATTTCATCTCAGCGGTTAGCCCACTCGGGACAGGACGAGCTAACTAAACAATGCCTATCCGCTGTCAAGCTACCTTATGGGGATGGCGGATGGGTAATGGGTCGAAAAGTTAGCAATGCGGTTATCTGTGGAGCTATTGCTTCGGCGATGGCGACTCACTTCGCCACTAAGTCCAACGATGGCGTCGATATTGTGATTATGTAGCATACAGGCTTTACAATTTAGGCAAATGGGTGCTATCAGAGACTTTCTATTTCCACAAGTAACTGCCGCAAAACCTGAAAAGGTGAGCGACGTTACCGCCGCACTAAGTCCGGTACAAATTGCCGATTCTGTATACAACATTTTAGGCGGCGCAACAAATACCACTCGCCAATTGGCTATGAGCGTCCCATCTGTCGCGAGGGCTCGCAACATTATTTGCGGAACTATTGGCTCATTACCTTTGACAACTTTCAATCGGATTACTGGCCAATATGTAGATCCGCACCGCGTTATCAATCAGCCTGACCCTCGCGTTGCTGGATTCGTAATCTATAACTGGCTTGCTGAGGATATTTGGATGTATGGCGTCGGTTATGGCCAAGTTCTAGAAATGTATTCAACAACAGATGGCGGCCGCGTCAGAGCTTGGACTCGAATCGCACCTGATCGCATTACAGTTGATACAAATTACAAAAACACAGAAATTACCGGATACAAGGTTGATGGCATTGCAGTTCCCATTTCTGGCGTCGGTTCCATTATTCGATTCGATGGCCCAGATGAAGGTTTATTACACCGCGCAGGTAAAACAATCGCCGCTGCTGTGTATCTAGAAAATGCTGCAGTCAATTATGCAAAAGAGCCAGTTCCAAGCACAGTCCTAAAATCCAATGGAACTAATTTGACTGCCGAAAGAATTTCAGCGTTACTTTCGAGCTGGAGAACCGCTCGCCAACAAAAATCGACAGCATTCTTGAATGCAGATGTTTCAATTGAGGCTTTAGGTTTTGATCCAAAATCGTTACAGCTCGCGGAAGCACGTCAGTATGTGGCCCTCGAACTAGCCCGCGCCTGCGGCATTCCGGCTTACTTCTTGAGCGCAGAGACGACTTCTATGACTTATTCCAATGCCGTCTCCGAACGGCGATCACTTGTTGATTTCTCTCTGCGCCCAATTCTCAAGGCGATTGAGGAAAGGCTCTCACTTCCGGACTTCGTACCAAATCCGGTAATGACGCGCTTCGCACTTGACGATTTCCTTCGCGGCAACGCATTGGAACGCGCTCAAGTTTATGAAATCTTGAACCGCATTGGCGCGATGAGCGTTGAGCAAATTCAACGAGAGGAAGACCTAATCCCAAATGAAAATTAGTATGCCAATGGTCGTAACTGCGGCCGATACTGTAAAGCGCACAATTAGCGGAACTATTGTGACTTGGAACGAACAAGGTAACACCTCAGTCGGCCCAACTGTGTTCGCAAATGATTCAATTGAAATGAAGCCAGTCAAATTGCTATTAGAGCACGACCGCACTCGTCCTATTGGCAAAATGATGTCTCACGAAGTGACTGCAAATGGAATTGTTGCAACTTTCAAAATCGCAAACACTATGGCTGGAGAAGACGCGTTGATTGAAGCCACAGAAGGTCTTCGCGATGGTTTTAGCGTAGGCGCACAAATCAACGAATGGACAAACGTCAAAGGCGTTATGCAGATTACTTCTGCAACTCTTGATGAGGTCTCATTGGTTACAGATCCAGCAATTGATTCCGCTCGCGTTAGCGAAGTGGCTGCTTCAGAGAACGAAGCACCAAAAGAAGATTCTGCTCCGGCAACCGCTGAAGCAGACAACCCAACCGAAGGAGAACAAGTGTCAGACACTACCGTTCCAGCTCCTGCCGAAGAAACGGTAGAAGCTGCCAAGGTTGAAGCTGCTGCGCCACGCCCAGCATTCTTCACCGCTCCTCGCCTTGAGTTCACAAAGGCGAAATACCTAGAGAACAGCGTCCGCGCAGCTCTCGGTGATGACAACGCACGTCAGTATGTACGCGCTGCGGATGACACCACCACCAACAACGCAGGCTTGATTCCAACACCACAGCTTGCTGAAATCATCAATCCGCTTTCAAATGCAGATCGCGGTTCCATCGATGCAATCAGCCGCGGAGTTCTTCCTGCTGCTGGTATGACATTCGAAATCCCTAAAATCACAGCCGTTCCAACAGTTGCAGAAGTAGCTGAAGAAGGCGCAATTGGCGAAACTGGAATGACCAACTCATTCTTGTCAGTAGCAGTCAAGAAGTTCGCAGGCGGTCAGGAATTCTCAGTAGAACTTCTAGATCGTTCTTCACCTTTGTTCTTCGAGGAACTTGTTCGTCAAATGGAATTTGCTTATGCAAAGGAAACTGACAAGTACGTCACAAACCTCATCATTTCATCCGGACAACTCGCACCAACAGCACAAGACAACACCGCAGCTGGCCTTCTAGGTTATGTTGCTCAAGCTGCTGCTGAGGTTTATGAGAACAGCCTCGGATTTGCTCGTTCACTCGTTGTCTCTCCTGAGCAATGGGCAAACATTATGAGCTACAACGACAATGGCCGTCCTATCTACACAGCGACAGCACCTTCAAACGCTGGTGGAGCAGTAAGCCCACAGTCACTTCGCGGAAACGTTGCAGGTCTTGACCTCTATGTATCTCGCTCACTTTCTGCATTGACCTACACCACAGGTGATGGCTCAATGTTCGTCGTAAATCCAGAGTCATACACTTGGTACGAGTCACCACGATTCCAGCTCCGCGCTGACGTCATTGGTACCGGACAAGTAAAGGTTGCTTACTACGGATACGGCGCACTTGCTGTGAAAGTGGCTAACGGATCCTGCCACTTCAACAAGAACTAGGAAACTAGATAGTGACGGCCAGTCCGCTCCCGAGCTGGCCAGTCACCCCTAAGAACGAAAGGAAGGCGAGATGCCAACAATAGTCACAGCCACAGAGCTACGCACGATTCTTGGCGTCTCGTCATCCCTTTATTCAGATGCTTATTTGAACGATATTGTCGATGCTAGTGAAAATCTTGTTATCCCAATGCTTGTGACTTTTCAAAGCAAAATCAACAAAGTTAGACTTGAAGAAAATGTTGCTTACTTTGAGACCGCAACAATCCACGAATTTACTGAAGGCCAATCCGTCGTTATAACTGGGTGCGGTTCGCCTTTCAATGGCACTCACACAGTTACAAATGACGAAATTACCGATTATGTATTTACAGTCGCAATTACAAATGCTGACATATTGGAAAAGAACATTATCCCAGCCGGAAACGCTGCGCTCTCTGGACTATCGACCTATGTCGGAAATGCCAATGTTGAAGCTGCCGTTCTGGCTATCTCTGTCGAAATTTTCCAAGCCAGAACAGCCGCAGGCGGATCAATAGAAGGAATCGATTTCGCAGTAACACCTTATCGCCTATCTAAGAATCTTCTCGCAAAAGTAACTGGTCTTCTTGGCCCATACCTTGACGTTGAAGCGATGGTTGGCTGATGCCCATATCGACCGACGTTCGAGGCGCAATCAAGACCGCACTTTCAACTCTCAGCGCGAACGTCTATGACTCAGTTCCAGAAGCACCCATTGTTCCGGCTATTGTCATAGTTCCCGATTCGCCATATATGGAATTAGAAGTGTTGGGTAAAGTAACGACTCGAGTCAAATTGAATTACACAATCACCGCTTGCGTTGCTTATTTCAGCAATCCAGCCGCTCTTGATAACTTGGAGCAACTAACACTAGGTATTCTTGGCAAGCTCAATGCTTCCAAGTATGAGTTATCAGTCGTCGAAAGACCGACTGTGACTGAAGTGGGAACGACTACTTTGCTCGTTTCCGATATCCGCTTGAGCGTCCGCTACGAGCAAACCGCATAGGAGACCCAATGAGCACAACAATCATTACAGGGCGCGATGTGACCTTCACACTTGATACGAAGCCATATGACGCTCAAACAACCTCAGCGACCCTTTCAGCTGAGACAATTATCGAGACCTACCAAACTCTTGATGGTCGCGCATACAAGTCCGTTGATAAGCAATGGACATTCACAATCGAACTTCTCCAAGACTGGGGCGCAAACCCTGCCTACGGATCATTGTTCGAATCAATGTGGGCAAATGCTGAAACCGCACCTAATACGACTGTTGCTGTGTCTTTCACAGCCGCTTCAGGTGCTACCTTCTCATTCAACGTTCTGCCAATCTTCCCAAGCGCAGGTGGAGCTGCTCCCGGAGCACTTACCGACACTTGGACTTTGACTGTCGTTGGACAGCCAACAGAATCTTTCAGCTAATAGATCGGAGCATCGGGAGCAATGAAGTTACAAATTACAATCAAATATAGTCACGGCGAGGAAGTCACTTACACCGCTGGCCTACCAGAATGGGCGAAGTGGGAACGTAAGACTGGCAAATCGATTTATTCAATGAAGGATATTTCGGCTTATCAGCAAGCGGACTTCCTCGACTTGGCTTACTTCGCTTACAAGCGCGAAGCGGCAGGAAAGCCAACTAAGTCTCAGGAAATCTGGGAGTTATCGGTAGAAGAAATGACGATTGGAGATGAAAGCCCAAAAGCTACGAGTCCGGAAGCATAAATCGCCTTATCGTTGAGATAGCGATAGCAACCGGAATACCGATGAGCGAATGGACTGACATCGACCAAGTCCTAACGGCGATTGACATATTGAAGGAGCGGAATGGTGGTAGATGAACCAATCAGCTATGACCGGCGCGAACTTCGCGCAATCATTGCCGCTTTCAAAGCGATGGATAGTGAAGCTGCTGATGCGGCTAAACGCGAAAGCAACGCGCTGGCTCAATTCGCCGCAAACGAAGTCAAGGCCTACGGCATCACAAGAACATTTGGACAAGCCGCTGTCAATCGCATTACAAGTGGGGTTAGGGTTTCCAAGTCCTCGAAGATTGGCGAGTTCTCTTATGGATTCGCGTCTCAACGTTTCTCTGGTGGAGGAACAACTCAAAAACTCTGGGCAGGTTATGAATTCGGATCTAATCGTTATCGTCAGTTCCCTAGACGCACCCCTCGCCAAGGCAGAGGAAATTCTGGCTATTTCATCTATCCGGCACTTCGCAAAATTCAGCCTGAATTAGTCAAGAAATGGGAAGAAGCATTTTCTCGCATATTGAAGGAATGGGATAAATAATGGCCGGAAGTAGAACGCTCAAACTTTCCATTCTTGCTGACGTCGATAACCTAAAAAAGGAACTTGATAAAGGCTCGAAAGACGTTGAAGGTTTTGGCGGCAAATTAGAAAAATTTAGCACAGCCGCAAAAGCCGCATTTGCGGCTGCCGCAGCAGCCGCAGCCGCTTACGCTGTAAAGTTAGCGGTTGATGGTGTTCAAGCCGCAATCGCCGATGAAGCTGCTCAAAAGCGTTTAGAAAATGCTCTAAAAAACGTAACAAGTGCGACAGACGCACAAGTCGCGGCAGTTGAAAAACAAATCCTCAAAACTTCTTTAGCGACTGGCGTAGCTGATGACCAACTTCGCCCAGCCTTCCAGCGTTTAGCGGTTGCCACCGGTGATCTTGAGAAATCACAAAGTCTCCTTACTCTTGCTTTAGATATTTCAGCCGCTACTGGCAAAGACGTTGAAACTGTCTCTAATGCTTTAGGTAAAGCCTATGAAGGCAATACTGGGGCTTTGACTCGTTTAGGCGTAGGTCTATCAGCTGCCGAAATCAAAACATTAGGACTTGAGGGAGCGATTACCACTCTCAGCGATACTTTCGGAGGTGCAGCGGCAACTCAGGCGGAAACCTTCGAAGGTAAGATGGCTAGAGTTCAAGTTGCCTTCGATGAAGCGAAGGAAAGTCTCGGAGCCGCATTGCTTCCAATTATTGAGAAATTCTTCAAGTTCATTGTCGAGACTGGTATTCCTAAACTTCAAGAATTCAAAAAAGTCGCTATTGATCCAGTCATCAAAGCTTTCAAAGATAACGAAGATGCTCTCAAATCGATTTACGAATTCGGCAAAGACACCTTAGTTCCATTCATTACCTTTACTCTTGGCAACGCAATCAAAGGTCTTTCTACTGTGGCAAGCGGCATCGTCAAAGCGGTTTCGATTGCTCTCAAAGCTCTTGAACCGATTATCAACGCCGCCATCAAAGGAATCAACGGAGTCATTCGAGCTAAGAATCTTCTTACTCCGGGCCCAGATACACCCACAATTAGCCCAATTTCTTTCAACGCAAGTGGCGGAGGAACTGGATCTAACACAGTTGCGCCGGGTGGATTGCCTTTTGGTGGCACAGCTAGCCCGGGAGGCGGAAGCGTTCCCGGTAAGCCAGAAGCAGGAGGCGGAGGAAATCTTATTGCTGGTGGGCCAACTGGTACAGGAACAGTAACACCGACGCCATCAGTCCCAGTCATTTCAACAATCAATGTCCCGAGCGGTAATGCCATTCCTTCAAACTTTGACGTTTCTAGAGTTAGAGCTGGCGAAGAACGCGATAACATTGTCATCAATGTCAATTCTCCAAGTGTAATTGATGAACAAGGATTTACTAGAGCAGTCATTGAGGCTCTCAATAATTCAGAGCGTCGCTCTGGCGGCGGAAGTAGCCAACTAATCCTATGACCCTTTGGAATCCCGTCTATCGAGTCAAAATCAATGGCTACACAGTAACCAGCACGACTCTCAGCGGTCTGACAATTACTTCAGGCCGTTCTGACATTTATTCTCAGCCTGTTGCCGGTTATTGCAATTTCAGCCTTATTGAAACCAATGAATCCAACGTTCCCTATCAAATCAACGACCCAATTACTATTGAAGTACAAGACTCAAATGGCAACTGGGTGAGCTTGTTCGGTGGCTTCATCAGCGACTTATCAATAACAGTCGAGACGTCTGGCTCAACTGCTCTAAGCCAGCGAATTCAAATCGTCGGCGTAGGAGCCTTGGCTCGCTTGGCTCGATCCGTTTATGTCGGCAACTTCAATCATCAATTTGACGGCGACCGAATCTATGAATTACTCAGCGGCGTTCTTTTTGATAGTTGGGATGAAGTCCCTTCTGGTGTTACTTGGAACGATTATGATCCAACGACAACTTGGGCCAATGCCGAAAACAGCGGTCTAGGGCAGATTGACCAGCCTGGCGATTATGAGCTTCATTCGCAATCTGGCTTGAACGATACTGTCTATAACCTAGCCAGTTCATACGCCACGTCTGGTCTTGGCTATCTTTACGAGGATGCTCAAGGTCGAATTGGTTATGCTGACTCGACCCGACGCGGTCAATACCTCTCAACCAACGGATATGTAGATTTAGATGGCAATCACGCAATCGGCCCAGCGTTATCTATTACCAAGCGCGCTGGCGATGTCCGCAACGCGATTACTATTGCTTACGGCAATAATTCAGCCAGCAATGTCACAGACACCGACCCGACCTCAATCTCACTATTTGGCCAATTAGCGGCGACAATTAGCACAACCCTTAGACAACAAGCGGACGCTGAAGCTCAAGCCGCCTTCTATCTGCTTATCCGCGCATATCCCGAATTTGCGCTCAAGCAAATCAGCTTCCCTCTCGGTAGCTCTGAAATAGACGATGCTGATCGCGATGCCCTTCTCAACGTCTTTATGGGACTTCCCCTAAATATTGCCAACCTTCCAAACAATATGCCCAATGGCGAATTTCAAGGATTTGTCGAGGGTTGGACTTGGACGGCTGGTCTAAACTCGCTGAACCTGACTCTCAATATTTCGCCGGTGGCTTATTCGCTTCAAGCTTTTGCTTGGGATGATGTTCCAGCCGGTGAAACTTGGAATACCATTTCGCCCACATTGGACTGGCTCAACGCTACAATAGTCGCCTAGAAGGAGAACTAACTAATGGCAAATACAACGAACTTCGGCTGGGAGACGCCGGACGACACCGACCTAGTCAAGGACGGCGCGGCGGCTATCCGAACGCTTGGTAGCGCGATTGATACTTCTCTCGTTGATCTCAAAGGCGGCACAACCGGACAAGTGCTGGCTAAAGCTTCAAATACAGATATGGATTTCACTTGGGCCACAGATGCTTCAGGTATTCCAGCAACAATCTTCGACGCTAAAGGTGACATTATTGCGGCATCGGCGGCTGATACGGCGGCAAGATTGGCAGTAGGCGCAAATAACACAGTCCTTACTGCTGACTCATCAACCGCAACAGGCTTGAAGTGGGCTGCGCCTGCTGGTGGTGGCAAAG